TCCCTCTGGGGCTAATATAACCCCTACCCGGCCATTTAATATGGACGGACCCATCGGCGTTTTAGTGTAACGGCGCCGTACCGTGGGGTCTTGGTGAGATGATCTTTATCTGTTTGAGGTTCAGGAATTTTCCTTCGCTCCAAATTAGACAAAGATTTCATCAAGGCAGGATAACCTTCCAATACATCAGTGCGATGTACTGGTTTCGGCACCCAAGTTTTTACTTCATGAACTTGGTAAGGTATATTCCATCGATGAATGGAAGTTACCCGCTGAAAGGATTCCCAGCCTAGCCCACCACATTCATCTCCGACAATAGGTAATTTACCTAAATGTCGCTCACACATGTTTTTCATGTATGAGGCAGTAGACCAGTATCCTTCTTTGTAGAAGAGATTACTAGTTTCTACCCACGAGATAAGTGATGTACTAGACCCCCTGTTCTTGGGAGGCATTTGTCTGACGTAAGTTGGTGTAACCACTTCGCCATCATATGCTTCCGTACCACAAGACTCTCTGAACTTTCCAGTCCAGAAAGACTTGTTTACATTAACCTTACAATAGTACTTTTGTAGGTTATCAAGAACAGCATCCACTGCGTCTACTGGTACGATTATATCGTCTCCGTAGACCCATACTTTCTTCGACATCCTTTTGATGTTGAAGTAAGTAGAAGGGAGTTCGTACTCTTCCAGTAAGGCCTTTATACAAATAGTATAAAAGTACATAGCCTCAACTGGAAAGCACAGAGCAGATCCCATAGACGCAAATTTCCTTAAGGGAATTACTTCACCTGAAGGTAATTGCGCTCTCCTCGATCGGCATGATCCAATTGCGTTCCTAATTTCAGGAACGCAATCGAACATGCTGAGGGCTAATGGTAGAGGAACTCTATCACTAGCCGATGACAAATCGATTGTAGCAAATTTGCCATCTTTCGAGGATTTCACAGCTAAATCACCGTTAATTGATTGGTCTGTAAAATTTACATGACCCTTCGTTAAAGGTGATTTTTCCAAGATTGGAATCAATCTTGAAGATATTGCCTGTTGTGCATATTGCATACATACAGGTTCTATCGCTATGATTCGGGGTCCTTTTAGAGTTTTGGGAACGGAGATAACCCTTACAGGTTGTTCCTCATTCTCAGAAATGAGAGAAACTTTCTCGAAATCCTCTGAACCATATGCATTTTCAGATGAAAATACAAAATGGAATAGAGGGAAGTAATTTTCGAGTCTCTCATGCCAATTTCGCAGATTAAATTTCTGATTACCAGAAAGTTTTTCTGCTGTGGCACCCGGTCCGTGCTTTGGAATTGTTTCGTTTACCAGAAATGACTGATAAGCAAAAACATTAGACCAAAGAACGCGAGATACGCTACTAAATGTAGCAATATCAACTGGGTCCAGGCCTCTATAAAGGTCTTGCTCGATCTTTTTGAACTTGGCAATCGACTTACGTACTCTTTCAGGAGTACAGTCAAGCGCCAACTTTTTAAAGGAGTAAGCAATTTGCCTAATTCCTTTAATTGCCGAAATATCGGGTTCATTTAGAACACTCCCTTCGCCAGAGTCAAACACCAGCATGAACATACCTTGCAAAAATGCAGGGATTGTTCGCCATTTTCGAAAACTACGAAAATGGTTAGATGCAATTCTTCCCTCATCTAGTGCTCTTTCGAGATCACTACCGAGCGAAGGAAGGGTTATCGTTAAAAACGACAAACCTTCGTGTTTGACCCGTGATATTAAAGTATCAATATCACGTTTATCTGGTCTTAAAGTGGTACACTGCGCGCATGCATCTTTATAGATACATTGCGCAAGCTCAATTAAAACACTTTCGTGGCTTTTCATGCCTTCCTCCTTACAAGGGGGTGGAGCATCCAGCCACGGCCTCAGCAAGATCTCAAAATAATTTGAGATCTTTCCCAGTTACAAATCTCCGGAAGAAATTAAAGTGGTTAACAAAAGTTAACCACTCTAATATAAACTTCCTTTATCTGCTACTTTTTATGATCAGTGAGCAGGCATTAATGTCAAGGCAACTATGTTTAATTGCGACAAGCAATTATCAATAACATAGTAAGCCCCAAACACTAAACACCCAATCACAATCAATAGTAGTAAATCGTTGAATTTCATAGCATTAATGCTGTGAACCCAACAGTTTTGCTACTGTAGCAGAGGAGAGCCAGGTATTTAATGCCTGGACAACATAGTCGATCTCTGTATCGGTAAACCCATATTCAGGTTCATCGATAACGAGATAAACTCCAAGACTCTTATACTCATTTTCTGAGGTAAGAGGGTCCGCCGCGACCACTCTCTGGTCCACGCGGGCCATTCTACGAGTCCGATCTTTGGACTCTTGATGGGAAATGGTCAATTTGACCTCCTCATCAGTAGTAGAATAAATGGATTTAAAACCGTCGGATTTAATCCGATTACAGGTTTTAT